AAGCACGCTGTGGCAGCCGCTTTGGGCATCGCGGCAAAAGCAAAGGCAAGCGCTGGCAGCGCGATTGTGCTGACGCATCGCAACGATTACGGCGACCTGATCTGCATCCGCGCCGCGATGGTCGGCCAGGACGGGATCAAGCCTGATGTTTGGTACGAGCTGAACGCGAATGGCGAGTTTGTTGAAAGCGAGGTGTGACATGAGCCAGCTTCAAGCAGATTTCGCGCGCATCTTTGCGACTAACCCAGCAGCACCTCCGCCGATAACGCCCGAGGCTTTGGAAGCACTGCGAGTCCGGGCCGACCTGGAGTTCCAGCAGCACCGCGAGGCCAGCCGCGTGCACCGCGCACTGCAGGACCAGCAGCAGCACAACGCGCAAATGGGGGTGCAATCGTGATCGACCCCATAAACGCCCCGCACTTCCAGAGCATCCGCTCTGCAGCCTACGCAGCATCCAAGGCAGCCCAGGCTGAGACCAAGCGCCGCAATGAAGAAGCAACCCGCGTGGCCGCACTCAGGGCAGAGGCTGCCGCCATTGGCGCGGAGCTGGACCCGGAATCCATCGAACAAGGAGAACTCCATGTCTGATTCGTACCAAGCAATCTTTGATGCAGTGCGCAGCCGCATCAGCGGCGGAGACGTCAGCGCAGCAATGGAGAGCGTACTGCGCCAGTGCTTTGGGATGGCACACCACCTCATGCAATGCGTCGCTCAGGAATACGAGAGCGCTGCCCATGAGCAACAGCGCCCATGTGTGCTCTTCAAACCAGCCCTGTACATCGACGGGGACCAATGGTGCGCACTCTACGGCGCAGACCTCCAAATGGGTGTGGCCGGTTTTGGTGACACGCCCGCACTGGCCATGCAGGACTTCGACACGCGTTGGAACTCGCCTCTCCACGCGGCAGGTGCGCCGATATGAACTACGCCTGCACCCTGATCGCTGTCGTGATCGGCCTTGGCATGGCCGCAGTCGCAGCGCATGAATCCGACCCAGCCGCCGAGCCCACCGAGCTGCAGCAGGCCCAACACTCCCGAGACTTCGCCGCGCGCGAGGTTTGCCAAGGGCAGGCATTCGAGTGGACCGATGACAAGACGCTGGTTTGCTTCAAGGAACAGCCGTGATCCAACTCGCCCTTGCCTTCTTCGGCCTGACAGCGCTCTACATGGCCACGGGCCATAACGCTCGTGCACGGCGCTGGGCGCCCATCGTGGGCCTCTGCGGACAGCCGTTCTGGCTTGTTTTCGCGGTGCAGTCATCGGCCTGGGGCCTGCTGACCCTGTCGCTGGCCTACAGCGCGGTCTATATGCGCGGCGTGTGGGTGCAGTGGAGGCCCACATGAAAACAGCCCTCGCCTTCGCCGCCTGGCTCCTGACCACATCCGCAGCCCTGGCTCTGTATCTGGCTTGGGTGCATCAACCTTTTCTGTGAGAGACAAATGAACGCAGTAACTACCACCGAGAACACCGCCCTGGCCCAGCGCGGCATGGGCTTCGACCTGAGCCCGCAGACATTTGAGCAGGCCATGAAGTTCAGCCACATGTTGGCCGACTCTGACCTGGTCCCCAAAGACTTCCGGGGAAAGCCCGGCAACTGCCTCATTGCCATGCAATGGGGTTCGGAGCTGGGATTGAAGCCGCTGCAGGCCCTGTCCAACATCGCTGTGGTCAACGGACGCGCAGCGCTGTGGGGTGATGCAGTCATCGCACTCGTGCGTAGCAGCCCGCTTTGCGAGTACGTGCAGGAGTCCGACGACGGCCACACGGCAACATGCCGCGCCAAGCGCAAGGGCCAACCCGAGCAGGTGGTGACATTCAGCATGGACGACGCCAAGCAGGCCGGGTTGGCGGGCAAGCAAGGTCCGTGGGCTCAATACCCAAAGCGCATGCGCCAGATGCGCGCCCGCGCCTTCGCCCTGCGCGATGTGTTCCCCGATGTGCTGCGCGGCATGCCGGTGGCCGAGGAAGTGCAGGACATGCCGCCCGAGCGTCACATGGGCGAAGTGGAGCGCGTGGAGCCTACCGGCCCCAAGCCCGCCTACACCCCCGAGCAGTTCGCCCAGCTGCTGCCAAGTTGGCGCGTGGCCATCGCCGCAGGCAAGGCCACGGCAGACAGCGTGATCGGAAAGATCAAGACCAAGGGGACCATTTCTCCGGAGCAGGAGGCCGCCATTCGCGCGCCAGCCGAGCAGCCAGCACCCACGTCCGCGCAGCAAGCCGAACCCGTCACCGATGTGCAGCCCAAGGGCGAGCCGCAGGTGATGCTCGAAAAGACCGTGGGCGACCAGCTGCACGCCGCCACAACGCTGGGCGCGCTGTATGAGGCCGCCGACCTGATTGGGGAAGTGGCCGACCCCGAAGCCCGCGCCCGATTGACGCAGTTCTTTGAAGAACGCCAGTTCGCGCTGGAAGCAAATTAACGCTATCTTTTTTATAGCTACTAGCGCTTATTTAACAAGCGCTGGCCGCCGATTTAATAAGGATTTTCCATGTACCAAGTCCTCACCGACGCCCCCCAAGGCTCGCCCTCATGGCACGCAGCACGGGCCAAACACCTGTGCGCAAGCGAAGCCGCCGCAGCCTTGGGCCTGTCCAAGTACACCACCCGCGACGAACTGCTGCGCCAGAAGGCCACGGGCCTGACCGAAGAAGTCAGCCCCGCAAAGCAGCGCCTGTTTGACGCCGGGCACCAGGCTGAGGCGCTGGCCCGCCCCATTGCCGAAGGCATCGCAGGCACCGAGTTTTTCCCCGTTGTGGCCACACGCGAAGTCGAGGGCATGCCCCTGCTGGCCAGCTTCGACGGCATCGACCTGCTGGACGAGGTGATCTGGGAGCACAAGCTGCTCAACGATTCGCTGGTGCAGCAGGTGCAGGCGGGCGACCTGGAGCCGCACTACTACCTGCAGCTGGAGCACCAGCTTCTGGTCAGCGGCGCCACGCGCGCCCTGTTCACCACCAGCGACGGCACGCCCGAGGGCACGCACCCGCTGTGGTACGAGTCCAAGCCCGAGCGCCGCGCCCAGCTGATCGCAGGCTGGAAGCAGTTTGCGGCGGATCTGGCCGCCTGGGTGCCGTCCGAGGCCAAGCCCGCGCCAGTGGTGGGCAAGACCCCCGACAACCTGCCCGCCCTGCTGATTCAGGTCACAGGCGCCGTCACCGCCAGCAACCTGCCCGAGTACAAGGCCCACGCGCTGGAGGTGTTCAAGGGAATCAACCGCACACTGGCCACCGACCAGGACTTTGCGACCGCAGAGAGCACGGTGAAGTGGTGCGCCGATGTGGAAAGCCGCCTGGCTGCCGCGAAAGAGCACGCCCTGAGCCAGACAGCCACCATCGACGAGCTTTTCCGCACCATCGACGACATCAGCGCCGAAGCCCGCCGCACGCGGCTGGAACTGGACAAACTGGTGAAGGCGCGCAAGGAAGAAATCCGGGGCGAGATTGTGGCCGGTGGTGTCGCCGCGCTGCGCGAGCACATCGCCAACCTGAACACCCGCCTGGGCAAGCCCTACATGCCGCCGGTGCCCGCCGATTTTGCCGGGGTCATCAAGGGCAAGCGCATGGTGGACAGCCTGCGCGGCGCGGTGAACGACGAGCTGGCCCGCGCCAAGATCGCGGCCAGCGAAATCGCTGACCGTATCCAGATCAACCTGGGCACGCTGCGCGAGCTGGCTGGCGCGCACGCCTTCTTGTTCGCGGATACGGCCACCATCGTGCTCAAGCAGCCCGACGACCTGGCCATGCTGGTGAAGGCGCGCATTGCAGAACACCAGGCGGCCGAGCAGGCCCGGCTGGACGCCGAGCGCGAGCGCATCCGGCAGGAGGAAGCGGCGAAGCTGCAGCGCGAGGCGCGCGAAGCCGAGGCGCGAGCCGAGCGCGAACGCCAGGAGGTCATGCGCCAGCAGGTACTGCAGGCCGAACGTGATGCGCAGGCAGGCATTGCAGAGGCGCGCGCCGCCGAAGTTCTGCCCGCCCCGCTGCTGGACGATCTGGCTAGTTTGGCCGCCGACTTCAAAAACGATGTTGTGGCTGGCATTGATGCCGACCAAGCGATCAGCGCAGCACAGCGCGCAGCCGCTGCCACCGTGGTGGTCCCAATGCGCGCTGCACCAGCGGAGCGCACCGGCACGCCGACGCTCAAGTTGGGCCAGATCGGCGAGCGGCTGGGCTTCGCCTTGACCGCCGACTTTCTCAAGGGCCTGGGCTTTGAGCCGGCCGCCATGGATCGCGCCAGCAAGCTGTACCACGAAGCCGACTTCCCCCTGATCCTGGCCGCCCTGGTGCGGCATATCGAGCAGGTGCAGGCGAAGGCCGCGGCATAACCATGGTGACGCCACGCATTAGCCTGGTGGCCTATGCCGACCGAACCCCCGGCTTCATCTTTGTGGCCGTGCCCGACGAGCGGGGGCGCTACGTGCGCACCGACCGCAGCGTTGCATTCGCAGCGTGCACGCACTGCGGCGCCACGGTGGGCGAGCCATGCCGGAACAAGAACGGTGATGGCTATGGCGGCGGAACGCATGTCCGAAGACGGGAGGCCGCGAGGAAGTTCTGGGGCCAGCCTGCTGACGATGTGCTGCACAAGCCTGTGATGCCACCGCCCGTGCCCGACGAGTGGATGGAGGCTACGGCCTAAACCCATCACAAACCGCGTGCACGAACCCCCTTCGCACACGTCTTTCCCACACCCAGCCCGCACCAGCGGGCTTTTTTATGCCATGACCAAAGCAAAGAACCCCATCCAGTACCTAGACCCCTCCACCCTGCGAATCGTGGACGAGCCCTACAAAGACGGTCGCGCATCGCCGGTGTCCAAGTACGAACCCATCTTCTCAGCGCTAAAGCCAGGCCAGCGCATCGTTTGCCCGGCAGGCTCTGCAGCCAGGCTGTCCGCCCAGCTCCGCAACTGGCTGGAAAAGAAGGGCCACAAGAATGTGGTGGTCCGCGCCCGCGAGCGCTGCGACGATGGCCTGGGCGGAGCGTGGTGGATACAGGAAGCCGCAAAGCCCAAGACGGTCTGGCGCGGCCTGGAGAAGAAAGCAGCATGAGCACGCTACTCGACTACCTCAAACCCCGCGTGAAAGAGGATGCCGATTGCTGGGTCTGGCAGCTTGGATTGACCAGCAATGGCACTCCCACCATGCACCCCACCGGGCACAAACAGACTTCCGTGCGGAGATGGATGGCGCAGCAGATGGGGAAAGCCATACCTGCAAACAACGTCGCCACCAACACTTGCGGAAATCCTCAGTGCGTTGCACCTGATCACCTGCTGATTGCATCGCGCAGCAAGCTGGGGAAGCTGACAGATGCACGCACGGGGTTTACTCGCACCCCTCAGCGCAGGAAAAAGATTTCCGACAGCAAGCGCGCAACGGCCAAGCTCAATCCCGAAGCGGTGCGCGCCATTCGCGCAGCGAAAAGCTCAGTGAAAGTCGCGCAGGAATACGGCATTGCCAAAGCCACTGCGATTCGCATCCGAGCTTATGAAAGCTGGCGAGACTACAGCAGCCCATTCGCTGCGTTGATGGGGTAGGCCCATGACCGAACCCAGCGAACCCACCCTAAAGCAGTGGAAGCGCCGAGCCCTGCAAGCCGAGCAGCAAGTGGAGTTCCTGCAGGGCGTGCGGGCGCGTGAAGCCGACAAGGAAATGCGCCAGTTCCGCGAGCTGGCTGCATTGCGGGTTGCGCTCAAAGAGGCGCAGGAAATCATTCAATGGGCATTGGAGCAACAGACATGACAGACAGAACACAACCCGAGGCGCTGCAGCTTGCCGAGATTCTTGAGGGCGATCTATGTGAATTCCCCCTTCAAGAAGCCGCCGCAGAACTGCGCCGACAGCACGCCCGCATCGCAGAGCTGGAAGCCCAGCTCGAAGCCATAGGCGCAGGCGGGGTGAATGGCCCGCTGATGGGCCAGCCCCAGGCCATGCCCGACCTGTCAGCACTGACAGAGCGCGGGGCGAAGGCATGGGCGGGGGTTGATGCGCAGGGGCTGCGGGAGGTCTTCACCGCTGCAAACATGGCAACCGCAGCAGCACAGGGGTTCAGGGATGGCGTGGCATCCGTCGCAGCAAGTGCGGAGAGTGAGCCGGTTGGAGAGGTGGAGTATTCTTTGCGCTTTACTGGCGGGTTTCACGTCCGACTGTATCGCGGCGCCACCATGCCTGATCCAGGCACCAAGCTCTACACCAACCCATCTTCCCCAGAGGGAATGGTGATGGTGCCGAAGGATGCTTTGAGCAAATGCAAAGTGGCCCTGGAGCGCTATTCACAGGTTCCGCCCAACTATCACAACTCCGTATTGCGCCTGCGGGATTCAATGCGGGAATTGCTCCTCGCAGCCTGGTCCGATGCCCCAACCACCACATCTGCGGATAGCAGAAAGGGGGAGTGATAGTGATCCACTACCACGGCCTGCCCATCACCCCAGAAACGGCGGCGGCAGTAGTCCTGCAAGGCGGGCATGGTTTCGTGTCCTTCGCCGAACCTCGAAACCTTGGGTTGGCCGCTGCAGTCTGCCAATCATTCGCAGTGGACAACGGCGCATTCACCGCCTGGAAGCAAGGGCGCCCAGTACAGGACTGGCGCCCGTTCTACGAGTGGGCGGGCGAGGCCAAGCTGATCCCTGCCTGTGACTTTGCCGTTGTCCCGGATGTGATCGACGGCGACGAAGCTGCGAACGATGCACTTCTTGCATAGTGGCCGCTGCCCCGCTGGTTTGGAGCACCGGTGTGGCACATGCACGAAAGCCTGGACCGGCTGGAGCGGCTGGCGTCGGCGTGGCCGCGCGTTTGCATCGGCAGCTCGGGAAAGTTCGCCAGCATCGGCACCGCAGCATGGTGGGGGCAGATGGCCCGCGCGATGCGTGTTGTGTGTGACGACGATGGGCGCCCTATGTGCAAGCTGCACGGCCTGCGGATGCTGGACCCGGCGATCTTTACTGCACTGCCGTTTGCCAGTGCCGACAGCACCAACATTGGCCGCAATGTCGGAATCGACCAAGCATGGCGCGGCACCTACACACCGCCCACGAAAGAAGCCCGCGCCCAAGTTATGCGCGCACGCATTGAGTCTCAAAACGCGCCCGCCCGGTGGTCTTTTGCCATCCCGGATGAGGCACCAGCCATCCAGGGGAGTTTGCTTTGAACATCTACCGCTACACCTTCGCAGCCGCGTGCCCAGGCAACGGCGAGCAAATCATCTACAGCCTTGAACTGCGTCACCCGGACATGGTGCGCGTGGAGCACATCAAGACGGCCTGCGCGCTCCACCGCGAGGGCTTTCAGGAGGCTATCGCGGTGGACCTTCACCAGCGATTCGGCGGGGTGCTGACCCTGCGCGCAATTCACCACGGCGTGGAAATCGAAACAGTTCTTGGAATGGACCCATCATGACAAACCAACAAGGGGCGCCAGAAGCGCTGCGCCCAATCCAGCGCTACAAGATCGGCTACCACTCCGACGAATGGGGTGTGCGCTCCAGCACGCCGGGTGGAATCTCTGATCCGTCAGGGCAGTGGGTTCTCTACAAAGACCACATTGCCGCCCTGGTAGAGGAACAGCAGCCCGCCCCATCGGCTGCGGCAGCAGTGGTAGCAGTCAAAGCGATGGGCTACGGTGGCAGCACCGGGATCAACGACTACCTGATGAGCGACGGCACCGTGCAAGCGATGCGCCCCTCAGAGGTCAAGTGGGCACCCCAGCCCTCCCCCACGCCCCAGGCAGACAGCGCCCCGGTGGCTGCGCCAGCCGCCCAGCAAGCGGGGGAGGTGCCACTTCCACTGCTCGTGCGGGACATCGCCTCCGACCTAGGGACTACACCGATTCAGGTGTGCGTAGCACTGGCGTCGCTGGGCTTCGGTGGTCACAGCGTAAATATGGCCGTCACACCACAGATGGCTCGGAGCCTGCGCGCGCACTTTGCACCACCCACGCCCCAGGCAGACCCACTGCAGCCCGTTGTGAGCTTGCAAGAACAGGAGGGGATGTACGAGGACGACTTCGCGCCCCAGGCAGACAGCCAGCCAGCGCAAGTTGAGGTGGCTGATGCCATGGCCGACAGCCAATACCTCGCCGGTGTTTCCGCTGGCTGGAATGCAGCAAATGCAGACGACCCCAACGCGGCGCTGCAAAAGCTCCACGAATCACGCGCTGGATACCTCAAGCCACTCCGCGCAGCCCGTGCCTCGGCAGACAGCCAGCCAGCGCCAGTGCGGGGGATTGAAGACTGCCCCGAGCTGAATATGTCCAACTATGGCGAGCTGGAGGTGGGCAGGCTCAATGACTGGGCGATCCGCGCATCTGCTGAAATTGATCGCCTGAGCGCAGCCCGTGCCCCGGCAGACAGCGTGACGGCACCAGCGGCATTCCAGCGGGCTCTAGACATTCGCACCGCACAAGGATGGAAGCTCGGCGGGGACAAGGTGCCCGTGCTGTACACCGACACGATCAACGGCAAACAGGTTTGCCGCGATGACATTTGGCTTTGCACCACGGCGGCTTTTTCCACCCCACCCGCCCAGGCGGCAGACAGCGTGCGGGAGGATGCGGCGCGGTGGCGAGAGCACGTCGGAAAGTTGGATGCCCTTGTGGCGTACTGTCCAACGTGCTGCCAAGGATTTGTCGCAAAACAAGATATGACGCGAGACGAGGTGCTGTTTGCCTGCGGAAAGGCCGTTGGTCAATCCGGCGCGAAGAGGCTGCGCGAAGCTCTTGATTTGGCGGTGGGCCACATTGACATGGATGCCCTGCGCATCAGTCATTGCAAGGATGCTGCCGCCATCGACGCAGCCCGCAAGCAAGGAGGCACGGCATGAGCGCTAAAGGAAAAACGCGGTGGTTCCCGCGCCACGTTCACCCAGTGCGCAACGGCCAATACGAGTGCCTTGTGATGCTCACCAGCAGCGCGCCTAACTTCCTGTGGACGCTGGAGTGGGACGGGACAGGATTTCTGGTTCCGTGTCCGATGGTCGTTAAACACTGGCGCGGTCTCACAAAAGCAGCCGCCCGCAAGCAAGGAGCAAACCATGACTGAGCCGACAGACATTGAATTGAGGTCATGGGTGCAGTCGTTTATTGAAGCCGATGATGGGGTCCGCACAAACGACGAGAGGGATCACATGAATTTCGCCCGCGCCGCATTGGAAAAGTGGGGCCAGCCAGCAGAGGCGGGAGAGCCTGAAGGCTGGATTACTTGGTGGCCTACCGCTCCAGGTGTGCATAAGCCGGTTTACTCGCACGGGCCGAATAAGCCAAGTCATGGGCCAGCGCTGGATTCGAGGTTGCGCAAGTACCCAGTGTTCACCCCGCAGCCCACCCAGGCGCAGGCCGGGGCGGTGCCGCTGACAGTCTCACAAATTCGCAAATGGTGGGAGAGCGATAACGGTATGGAGGATTGCGATATGTGCAGGCTCACAGATTTTCTGCGCGTAGTCCGGGCGGTTGAAGAAAGGCACGGCATCAAAGGAGGCCAGCATGGCGCTGAGTGACCAAATCGAAGAGCTGGCAAAGAAGCACGGCGCCACCAGCTACCGCAACCGCGCTGACACGCAGCACCCGGCCTACGGGTTTACACCTGCACAACTGGTGAACCTGCTGGCCGAATTTACCGCCGAAATCAGCAAGCAGGACGAAGCGCTCATACGGCAGATGCTGGAGGCGCTGGAGCTTGCCAGAAGGCTGGTGCTTGTCGGTAGTGCATCCACTCATGACGAAATAGATGCCATGTTTACAGCAGCGTCAGCAGCCCGTGCGAGATTGGAGAAAATCGATGGCCTCAAGACGTAGCCGTACGCGCCGCGACAAGCGCAAGCCCTGGCAGGACCAGGACGACAACACCGAAGCCGCCCACGCCAGTACAGGAGGCCCGCATGGTTGACAACATCCGCCAGTTCCCAGGCGCCGAGGTGCCAGATCAGACACTTTCAGTCGAACGCCGCCCTTTCGGTTTCTGCAGCCACGAGAAGATCAGCCTTGATGAGCACAGCCGCACGGTCAAGTGCGCCGCGTGCGGAAAGGTGTTCGACCCGTTCAACTTCCTGCGCGATGAAGTCCACCGCCTGCAGGACGCCTGGGAGCGCCATCGCCAGGTGCGCTCCAGCCTGAGCGAGCACATCGACCGGGTTGAGGCCTTGAAGAAGGAAGAGGCGCGGCTGAAAGGCCGCATCAAGACCGCCAAGGCGAAAGCTGAGCCAGCCATCGACGTGAGGAATCGGTCACTGTGACCGCCCACTGCCTGACAGGCGCACACAAACAACACAGCCCCGCTTTTGAGCGGGGTTTTTCATTCTGGAGCCATAAATGAACGCCATCTACATCGAGGTCAGCGCAGCCGTGCGCTATTGGGAAGACGCAACCGTGAATGGGCAGGAAGACACGGACGGCAAATTGATTCCCATGAAACAGGGCTGCTACTGGGTTCCGGTCATCAGGCTTGCAGATGGCCAGATCATGAACTGGCCCAGTGGCACCACTGCGGACGTGCACTACAAGGTGTGCGACCAGGGTGAGTATTGGCTTCGGGACGAAGTGAAGCGCATCGCCAAATGGGGAAGCTTCTATGTGCCCGACGAATTCCTGTGTCATGGAGACACCGGGTACGGCGACTACATCATCTTCAAGGTCGGTGAGTCCGGGCTGATCCAAGGCTGGAATGTGCCAACGGTGGACCCCGATGAATGGGAGTAGCCCGCCCGACTGGCACGCCGCCGACAAGGCTTACCAGGCACACCACTCCAACTGCCTAACCTGCTGCGCTGCAGGCATCGCCCCAGGGGAAAGGGAGCGGTGCCCAGCAGGGGCAGAGCTTTGGGCCACATACCAGCAGGCGGGAGATCCGCCGCACTTCACCTGGCTGCGCCGGGAAAGGAAACGCAATGAAAACCTGCGGCCAATGCGGTCAAACAAAGGACGATGAGTTCTTCTCTTACCTCAAGCCTTGTTTGTCGCTGCACCACAAATGCAACTCCTGCCTTCGTGGCGAAAACGCGGAGCGAAACAGGCTCTACCGAGAGCGAAATCGTGAGGCGATCAATGCCCGACTGCGCGAGAAGCGTCAGAGTGGTGCAGGAAGGTATTGAATGAAGACCATCCACATCAGCTACGGCGGCCCAGACCGCCGAATCAAGGACGCCACGGGCAAGGTCTGGCGCTTTGAAATGCACCCCTACTGCGGGCCAGCCGTGCAGGACGCGCGCGGCGAACTGGCCGAGAAGCAGCCCGGGGAGCGCTCGCCCTTCTGGAAGGCCATCAATCTCTGGGCCCGACAGGGCGCCGTCATCGGGCCCGATGGCCTGTGCACATGGAAGCCAGAACCTGAACCCTCGCTTGTCCACCTGGGCGGGCGGAACTATGCAATCGCCGGGTATGGCCTGGCCGAAAAGTACGGGAGAACCACACCATGAGCACCTTCCTGAACGCCAAGGAGCTAGCAGAACTCACTGGCGTGCGCATCGGCAAGGACGGCAAGACGCGCGAGCAGCTGCAGGCGGCCGAACTCAAGCGCATGAAAATCCCGCACTTCGTGAACGCCCGCGGCTGTCCGGTGGTAGCCCGGGCGATTATTGAAGGTGGGACCCAACAACCCACACCACAACACAAAGGCTGGGAACCGGCCTTTGCCTGACCATGCAATATTTCCGCTCACGAACCCACCGTTCCGGCACCACGTATTACTACTTCGACAAGGGGGGAAAGCCGCGCAAGGAGATCGCCCTAGGGAAGGACTACGTTATGGCCGTACGCAAGTGGTCTGAGCTGATCGCCGCCGAGGAAAAGAAGGCCGTGGCCAACTTCAGGGATCTGGCTGATAAGTACGAGCGCGAGGTGGTCCCGCTCAAGGCCAAAAGCACCCAGACCCTGCAGGCGTCGGACATCAAACTCCTGCGTGAATTCTTCTGTACGCCATCCCCGGCGCCGCTGGACGAGATAAAGCCCAGCCACATCCACGCCTTGCTGCAGTGGAAGAAGCACCAGGCGCCCACAGCAAACCGGCTAAAGCGGACCTTCTCCCATATGTTCAACATGGCCCGGGCCTGGGGCTACACGGAGAAAGCGAACCCTTGCGCCGGGATCAAGGGTCTTCCGGTCAAGAAGCGCGAGCAGTACATCACCGACGAGGTGTACCGTGCGGTGTGGAACGTCGCGGCGTGGCCGCTTAGGGATGCGATGGATCTGGCCTACCTCACAGGCCAGCGGCCGGCCGACACCGTTGGTATGACAGATGACGACATCGAAGATGGCCGCCTGAAAGTCACCCAGGGGAAGACCGGAGCGAAGCTGCGTATTCGGATCGAGGGGGAGTTGGCTGTGTTGCTGGACCGCATCAAGGCCCGCAAGGACGCCTGCAAGATGTGGAGCGCTTCGCTGGTCGTGAACCAAGCTGGGGAATCGCTGTCGCAGAAGGCCCTTGGCGAGGTTTACAAGCGGGCACGGACGAAGGCCGCAAAGCTGAATCCGAAGCTTGCTGACCAGATCAAGACCATGCGCTTCTACGACCTGCGGGCGAAGGCGGCTGACGATGTTTCAGAGGTGCGCGGAGAAGCCGCCGCCGCGGAGCTGCTGGGACACGACAGCGTGACCACCACCCAGCGCCACTACCTGCGTAAAGGTCGGGTTGTTGGCCCGACCAAGTAG